TTTAATATCCAAGCCCCGATGTATAGCATAAGCACAGGCGACATCATTGAGGCAGACGGTAAATTTTACGGGGTCGCAAATTACGGCTGGGTTGAAGTTACCGACAAAATCCAAGGGCTTGCATCATAAGCAAGTCCCTTTTTTTAGGAGGAAAAAAATGAGCAAATGGAATTATTGGTATAAAACAACAGATTCAAATAACAATCTTGTCATGGCAGACGCTGAGTTTGATCCTAATGAAGAATTAGTTAGCATTATTCTTTATGAATTAAAAAACGGTGCTGTTGGTGATCTTATAAAAGAATTACTACCTGAAGACGTTAGTAAACCACATCTTGAATGGATCAAGACAAAGTGGAAAAAAGAAAGAGTTTCATGATTACACTTATTTATTTTGACCCGGCACGACTTCTTTACACATTTGAAGGGGTCGTTGATGGTGAAGTAAAAACCTGGGACGAGTTCGCAGCATCTAAAAAAGTTGCCTGGGAGCACGCTCAGAATACATTTTCTGAATTTAAAAAAATCCAAGGAGGCTACAAAATGATTACATTTGAATCAAGCGTTTATATTGGTGACAATCCACGTGAAGTATTAGTGATGGCACACGTTACAAAAGATCCAAAAGGGTATGCTGTTTCCGGCAGCCCTGATTGCCACGAAGTTGATATTATCCAGGTGACAGATATTTACGGTAAAAATTTAACTTCTGAACTTCTACCCGGACAGTTTGAATTCCTGGAAAGCCAGGCAATAAACGAACTTTACCCGGACACATATTTATAATATAGTTAATAACAGGAGGCAGTTATGAAAATAAATAATAAACACATCAACATCAATTCTTTTCTCAAAGAGAAACCTATATTTTACAAACCCACCCCATGGTATAGATCAGACAAAGCTGTCCTGGTCGCCATCATTTTAGCTGGAGTTTCATTATGGATAATATAGATTATAAAAATTCAGACTACGTTCATTTGTCTGATATTCGCAGAGACAATGACGCAGCATTACACCAATTACAATTAGAGGAGCAACAACAGATGGCTGAAAAACAAAACAAAGTTAAAAGCATTACTATTTCGCACGGTAATTCTTCAAACCAATATGTCCAGGTGCACGAAAAAGTTAGGATATTTCGTGAAACCTATCCAACAGGTAAAATTCACACCGAGATTATTTCACATGACGGTGGCTTAATTGTTATGAAAGCTAGCGTATATGTTGATAACGAATTGGTATCAACCGGGCACGCTTATGAAAAAGAAGGTGCCGGATTCGTGAATAAGACTTCTTATATAGAAAATTGTGAGACCAGCTGCGTGGGCAGAGCCCTTTCAATCTTTAATATTGGAGTTTTAGATTCCCTGGCATCAGCCCAGGAAGTTGCTAACGCTATTAAACAGCAAGGCAAAGAGCCTTCAATCTCAGAGGATCCATTCTAATGGAACAGAGAACAGACGAATGGTTTGCTGCCCGGCTTGGTAAAGTTACTGCCAGCCGGGTTGCAGATGTCCTGGCAACCAGGAAAGGTATGGAATCAACGGTCAGGGCTAAATATAAATTACAATTAGCTACCGAACGATTGACCGGTCAAAAAGCTAATAACTTTATCAACCAGGCAATGCAAGACGGTATAGACAGGGAGCCAATAGCAAAAGATATATATTCCCACGTTATTGAAAAAGACATCCTGGACGTAGGCTTTATTGACCACCCCACAATTCAAATGGCTGGTGCAAGCCCGGACGGTCTTATTGATGATGATTCTATTTTAGAAGTGAAGTGCCCTATTGAGACCACTCACACACAGTATTTATTAGATAAGAAGTTTCCTGTTAAATATAAACCTCAGGTTCAGTTTCAATTAGCTGCAACCGGTCGTGATTATTGTCACTTCGTATCTTATAACCCGAATTTTGAGCCGAAATTACAGCTTATGATTGTCAAAGAATATAGAGACGACAAATATATTGCTGAGATTGAAGCCAAAATAAAAGAGTTCCTGGATGAAGTCCAGGGCATGATTAATCAACTACAAGGAGCATGATATGGCAGATCCTAACAAGATTGCAATATTTAAAAACACAGATAAACAAGGTAAACAACCTGATTACACAGGAGTGATTACTTTAACCCCTGAGATACTCCAGGACATGGCTAAGTATAAAACCATGGATCTTGAAGTATCAATGTGGATAAACGAGGCTAAGTCAGGTCTTAAATACCAAGGCGGCAACGTTCAAATTCCTAGGAAGTTTACTAAGGAAGAGACGGGCTACACTAATCAACAACCGGAAACGATTGACTCGTTACCGGACGACAACCCATTTTAACTAAGGAGTAATTATGGACGCACAAAATCAAGTTTTTAAAACCACTGATTATGCAATGTTTAAAAGCATTACAGGCAATAGACAGGTAAATCAATTGCATCTAAAAAGACTAAAGCAGTCAATGGAAGAAAAGCAGATCCCTGTTCCTATTATTGTTAATCATAGAAACGAAATTATTGATGGGCAGCATAGATTCACAGCTGCTCAAGAACTTAATAAGCCCGTTTATTTTATCCGAGTAAAAGGACTCGAGTTACCTGATATACATAGACTTAATACCAACCTAAAAAACTGGCAAGCAGACGACTATCTTGATGGTTACTGTGAACTAGGATACCCGGACTATTTAACCTACCGGGATTTTAAAATGCAGTATAAATTTGGACATGATGAGACTAAAGCCCTCTTATCTGACTGCTTATTTACCAACGGTGATAAAGGTAGTCATTTTAAAGAAGGCACTTTTAAGATTAAAGACTTACGAAATGCCGAAAAAAATGCTGAAAAGATTATTATGACCGGTCAATACTACGATGGATACCGTCGTAGAGCCTTTGTAAGGGCTATGCTGGAACTTTTTAAGCATAAGGAATACAACCATGCCGAATTTCTTAAAAAGCTTTCCTATCAGTCACGCAGCTTGGTTGATTGCACTAATCATAGACAATATTTAACTTTAATTGAAGAGATATACAATTACAAACGATCCGTAAAAGACCGTGTATATTTTCGACAATTAGCATCTTAGGAGTAAATCATGAGAATATTTGACGGAAGTGATTATGAACACAAACGTGATTATGAAAGACTCAATAATCAAATTGGTAAAATATTTAATTTGATGAAGGACGGTAAATGGAGGAGTTTATCTGATATTGCAAAATTTACTGAATCACCGGAATCAAGTGTGTCTGCTCAATTAAGAAACCTTCGTAAAAGAAAGTTTGGAGGATATATTGTTAATAAGCAGCATATAAAAAATGGTTTATTTCATTACCAATTGGAAGTAGAAGAGGGGTCTTAAGACCCCTTTTCATTATATGTTACTTATTCATTACGTACATTGTAATTTCAAAGCCATAACGCATTTCTGTTGCTATTGGTTTAGTCCACATAATTTTTTCCTTTCGAGATTTATTGTCATATATGACAGTTATATATTACAGGGCTTATAAATAAAGGGACTAGTGATTTTAATTAAATGATGGTAATGTTTTATTAGAAAGGGGTTAAATATGACAGAAAACACTAAATATCCAAGTTATTATGTGATTGATAAAGAGAAAGGGATTGAATTGCAGCAAATTCTATCAAAAGTTTTAGATCATCTCAGCGGCACAGAAGCATTCAATCACGGCAACATCGGTAAGTATTGGGTTCGTTACGGAAGAAAAGACCCATCAATACAAGGCAAAATTGATACGCTTAAAAAAATCATAACCTTTGCACAAATTGGTATTGATGACTTAGAGAATGAATTAAAAAAAGAACATAATCAAATGATTATGCCTGGTGAGTGGGTTGATGATTCTTTGCACGATGAAGACTAATAATAATCCATTTAAAACAACAGGGCAGACTTGCTTTAAGTGTGGAAGTGAAGCAAAGTATTACTCAGATCACAAGTGGCATTGTGGTTTTCAATTAAACGGTCATGGATATTGCAAAAAGGAGGCAAAAAATGACAACGATAGATAAATTAACTTTAGCAATTTGTTTTTCAATTTTTGTATTAGCAACAGAAGCTTTAGCAGCAACTAGCACATTAATCACCCCGGACGGTCGTATTATTATGTGCACGACCGATGAGAACAACGTGACTATTTGTATCTAATCGTCATAATCCGGACTATCTAGATATATAGCGTCAATTATAATTTCCAGGACACTCCCGTCCTGGAGGTGTAATATTAATATATCCTCACCATATACAACATCAACGGCAGTAATTTCTTTTCCTATCAATTCTTCAGAAATTTTTTGAATATCGTTCATAATCCTTACCTTATGCTGATAACTGAGTTTAATTTTTTCTGTTCTTTTTCTGACTTGACGCTTCGGCACCAGGCATGGCATGTCATGCACCTCCATCTTTGATAGGTTTGTGTGTGTGTTTTTTGGAATCCACGTTTATTAAGATGTGAACTTCCACAGGTAGGGCAGACCATCGAGGAGGCATACGTGTTGTGATTGATGAACCCACCCAACCATGGAAGCAATCTATTATAAAGTTTTTCAAGAAGCAATGTATCTTGTTCGTTATATTGCTGCATTAAACTTTGTGCTTCTTTATCTTTTTTTTCTACATCATTCCATAGGTGCATTCCGGAATGTTTTAACTTAGATCCAATGCCAAGTTCCTGGCTGACGTTATCAAGTTTATTAGATATAAACCTGAAATTCTTTTTGACAACCCGGTGCAGATCAATCTGCTTATACGGGCTAGGTGGTGGTAGGTTTTGTAATATGAACTGTCTATTGAGTTCCTTCATATCAAAGGCAACTCCGTTAAAGTGACACACGCAGTCAGCTTCATCTAATAACTTCCACATATGCTTAATCATTTTTTGATGTGAAGATTTCCATTCTGAATCAAATATAACACCGTCCTCGCCATGCCATTTTGCAGCCCAGCATATTACAGTTCCATGTTTAATAATTTGATTAATGCTTATATTCACATTCCACAGAGACCAGCTGCTCACAATAGTGGCTTTGGTTTCTATGTCGAGATGTAAAAGTTTCATTTTTTATGTTTAAAGAAAAGATCAGCTTCTGCTGCTCGCCTTCTTTGTAATCCTTTTAATATTTTGCCTCCAGCCCGGCAATACTTCAAAAGAACATCTATAGCCGTTTCCTCATCACCCCTAAGTAACGCTGACCTGACTGTTGATCTTTGAAGTGTCCCCAAACCAAGATTAAAGCTAAAGCTAACAAGAGCATCAAACTGATTCTGTTTAAGTGGCACAGTAGGTAACAAACGGCATAGTCCATTTTCAAAACGTAATAAATCTTTTCTAAGTAAATCATCTACTTCTTCTTGGCTCCATTTTCTGTCATCTGATTTATGTAATGGGAATGTCTTTCTTTCTGAAAGTTTGAGTCTATTTTGTGCTGGATAGAGAACATGACCGTAACCCACAGTCCACACCATAGCACTACACAAATAAGGGTTAAAACGACAGCCTTCAAAATGCTTAATAAGTTTAATTCCCTCTTCACCAGTTTTCACTTTCTTTTATCCCAGTGTCTTGATCCAAACCAAAAGCCAATGATAGAAGCAACTATTGCCATTTCTTCATCTGAGAACACTAATTCCATGGCTGTTACAAAATCAACACCGGTGTTAATAGCCCATATCATTCCGGCTATGTCAGTAAATAATAAGAGAAAAACAAAAATATAGGTGATAACGGGGCGAACACTAGCACGGAGGTTAATAACCCAAGCAGACGCATTTTCCGACATTTTCGCATCATGCTCATAAAGTGCTTTTCTTTCTTCTGCATACGTTTCCATTTCAACCTGGTCTGTTCTAAATTCTTCTATGCGTTCCTGGCTTGCATATCCTTTTTCAGCTAAAGCTAACGTTCGTTCCATATCTAGCTGAGCCATTTGTCTTTCGTGCTTTTGATCACCTTTCTGTTTAAAAAAATCTAAAACACTTGGTAATCCACTTGTAGCAAACCCTAAAATTCCGGATAAAATACTTAACATACTGCTCCTTTAAATTTCGTTCTCGTCAAATCCAAATTCGTTAGATATTAATTTACGCATATCTTTAAAATGCTTGTCATGTCTAATGTATGATTTTCCATAAACATGATTCATCATATGTATTATTTCGTGAATCATTGATTTTATAAGACTTGATAGAAACCTATGTCTTTGTGGGCAGATCCCAATAGTGTGTGGATCCGGAGTATAACTAGCAAGACAATTTTCTTCAGTATCTAATAACTCAAACTCCATCTCTTTTCCTGGAGGCAACCCGGAGTCTCTTAAAATATGTGTATTAATCAACATATCATAAACAGCCTCACAAGTTTTTATATCTATCTTCATCGTCTGTCTAAAGGGTTTGTTGTTGCCCGTTTTATTACCTCAAGCTTCTCATTGGTTGCCTTTATCATTGTCTCTACTTCTGATCTTACAGCATTTGTAGTAGCTTGCAATTCTCTTTGTGTGCTTTTTGCTAAGGCATTTGATTCACGACTCAACGCTATAGCCTCGCTTGCTTTTTCCTGGAGCCTTATGTTTGATTCCAAGCTTTCCATTTGACGTTCTTTTATTGATTTAATTACTAACTCTAACTCATATATCTGATCTTCAATAACTTTAAATTTGCTGGTAGATTCAATTGTTTTATTCATTTTTTCAATAAATACTACCGCTGCGTAGCCGCTCCCAAGTATGATTGGAAATAGAATCATAATAATTTTCGATATCGTCTGACCTGAAAAGGTCAAATTGAAATTGTCTGGTATCTTCACTTTGAGGTAGCTCCTGTTTAAATTCAAATAAGTCTTGTAATGGTGGTTCGTAAAATGTTAATGGTTGATGTAAAATATCTAAAGATAATGTTAATCCAAAACCAGGGAGGATCTCATGAGTATTATTTTCCAACTTATCTTTATCTTTTACTGTCTTTTCATTCTTCCGTTCATCTTTGTTTTCTTCTTTATTATCGGAATTATCAACAGACTTATTAGATTCTTCTTTAGAATCTTCTGAAATTTCTTTTTGTATTTCTTTTGCTTCCGGGGTGGTTGCTACCGGGCTATTCGTCACCGTTGCATCTATTTCCGGGGCAATTACAGGTTCTGTTACCGTGGGAGACACAGGGTTTGTAATTGGGTTTGTTTGCGATATTGGACTGATTGGGTCGCTTACGCTTGGTGTGCAAGTATTGCCGCTTTCGTGCCACTCTGTATAAACAGGGTTTCCGTAAGGATCCGGGCATTGTTTTATTCTTTGTTCTGTAATGCTGCCGTTATAGCCTTCACGACATTCCAAAGTCCTTTGCTCAAATTCTTCAACACACGAAGGAGGCAACTGAACACAATTATCACTGCTAACAGACCATTCTGAAAAAGAGTCTGTTTTGCAAGTAAAGTATCTGACATAATTAATTGCTCCCGTATAATTCGGGGCACAAGTTTCTGTTTTATATTCGATAGTATCCACACACACAACTTCTTTAAACTGATCACAATACGGGTCATTAGGTGAATGCCATACGCAAAAATGGTTCTCAATACTTTCTTGAACACTGATACCGTCACAGACCATACTGCCTTCAAGATACCAGCCATCTTCTGTTTGATCATAATAACAACTCCATGCATATAAATTACTCCATTGGGTAAGTAAGAGTAGGAGGACGCCAATCCTTGCCATAAATTTCCTCAAACCTTTCCGGGTGCAGATCATACCAGGCATGCAAAGCTGCATCACCTACGGCTCCATTCAGAGGACAAACACTTCCACTATTAAGCATTGAACGCCAAACTCGTGGGTCTTCACATAAAACTGATACAGCAGCAACTTTTAGCCCAAGTCCGTCCAGGGCTTGTGCCAAGGTAACTTTTTCACACGTCTCGTCAACAATAGTGGTTCCTACGGCTGCACTAAATATTCCACCGTTATAACCTCCTGATATCCCGGTGCGACACATTTTGTTATTAAATGAACTAATACTTGGTGCATGAGCAGACGGAACAGGCATGTCTTTATAACGAATAACTGTTTCCGAGTATGAATTATGAATTACAAAAATTACTGAAACACAAAGAATCAATAATCCTATTTGAAGTCTCATGATGGCAATTTTAAAGCAATCTGAACTAAGACAAATATAATTCCACCTGACATAGCTATTAATATACGCTCAAGTCTAGTTAATCTCATACATATATGATCATAACGTTCTTTGCATATTGCCTCGTGCTTTGACAAATTGTGTTTATTTTGAACGGTTATATTCTCTAGTTCGTCGTGCTCAATCATACTACTTCCTTATAATATTCCAGCAAATGGATCTTCTGTTTCTCTGTCCCCCTGTCCAAACAACAAGCCTTCTGTTATTTGAGGGGCATTTTTTGCTTGTGATATTGCACCACCTTTAGCGAATTTTTTAATCTGCTCATTCCGAGCGGCTTTTTTCTGATTTTCAATAATTGATTTAATAATTGCTTTTTGCTCTGCCGGGCTTGCATTAATCAATTGCTTTTTAATATTTTCAGCTACTGCTGGCGGCATACCAAAATTTTGTTTTAGAAAATTTAAAACAGTATTTATTCCACCTTTTTCAGTAATTTGTTCAAATATTTCAGATTGCTTTGTTAACGGCTGAGTCTGTGATCCACCTAATAACTGCTGGGCTGTTTTTTTACGCTTACCAGCTAATTCAATTAACTCATTAAATTCAGCATATTCTTTATCATCTTTAAATATATTTTTTAATGCTTTTTTAAGTCTTTCGTTTTTAAAAACTTTATTAGCAAAATCTTGAGTCCCGGCAGTTTCTGCTAGATCTTTAATTTTATTTGCTAAACCAATTTTAAATGCTTCAAGCTGGTCATCATCTAAAGATTTAACATACCTTTCAAACTCACCTGATCTTAATTTCTGATAATCAAAACCTTGTTCATAAATTTCTTTTAATTTTTGCGAATCAGCAAACTCATCATTTGCTTTTGCATATTGAGGATTATTTTTTCTAATAACCTCATCAAAGTCTTTTAAATCGTTATTTAGCTGTTTTCCATACTGACTTTTATATTTGCCTGTTGTTGTGTCAACCTGGTCGTCAACTAAACTTCTAATACCACGTTTTATTTTAACTAAAAATTCAGTTGGAATCTCATCCATCTTCATTAATTCTTCATAAGTTGGTATTTGCTCAGGTCTTAATCTTTGCATAGCTTCAGAACGATACCTGTTATACGCTTGTTTTGCTAAATCAGTGTCAAGCATATTTATTTTTTTACCACCACCAATATCTGTTTGAAACGCAGATCTATTAATTGTTTTAGATTCAGCTTCCGGGTAAACTTGCCTAGCTTTATTTGCTTGCCTTTGTGATAGGTCAAAAACATATTGATCGTCAAAATCAGCTTTATTAATTTTTAATTTTTTAATAATGCTATTTTCAATAATATTAGTCATGTCATCTTTTCTTTGACCTAATACATCTTCAATAATGTCATTTGATTCAGATGGCACTGTGAATGCTTGTTTAGATAACTGTCTTGTGCCTGATGTCATCTCACCAATTTGGTAGTCATCAACACCTAACTTTTTAGCACGAGCAATTTCTTCTTCAATTTGCTGTGCTGTTTTTCCTTGGTTTGCTAATGTGCTAGCAATATACTCAAACGCTTCTTTTTTAGGGTCGCCTTCTTTAATTCCTGAATTTCTTAATACGTTACTAATCATTTGTTTAATTTTGCCGGTTGCTGCTCCACCACCAATTAACACAGACGGTATAACAGATCCCATTCCAGCATAATAAGCAGCTGTTCCGGGTATCGCTTCAGTATCTTCTGCTGCTCCTGATCCTGTAATACCACCAGCAATTGCACCTGTTCTTGATTGCTGCAAGATACGTTTTGCTAATGGGGCATTTGGATTACCTAAAATAAAATTATATGCCATAGGTGATTTTTGCAATAATTTAACTGCAGCTGTTCCGGTAACAAGACCTGTAGCAATAGATGTTAATATAGCCTCTGCTGGCTTATCAATTCTATATTGACCCTGTTGTTTTCTTAATTGCTCTACAGTTTTATCGTAATCAGCGTCACCAAATTTTGACCTTGCAAATGCTTCTAATTCGTCACCATATTCAAATGTAACCGTATTTAAGACGTTTCTTAATCGTTCATCATTAACGTCATATTCTGTTCTTTTGGTGCCATCTTCATTTGATAATTTAAATTGTGCTGCATCGTCAGGTGTTTCTTGGTATTTAAAACGCTCGCCTAAACTTATTTCATGTAATTTACCAAGTTCTGATGTTGGGTCTTTCTCGTATTCAGTCTGAAGAAACCTATAAACATCATCTTGAGTTGGTTCACCTGTTGCCTCCATCTCTATTTTTATTTTTGATCCGTCAGGTAAATCAATAGGCACCTGATAGGTGTCCATTTTTTCTTCTATTCCAGCCATAGATTATCCTTTAATTATTTTAGCTTTGCCAATTTGTATAGGAAGACTAATTTTTTCATTTTTTAAGTAATCCAATAAATCTTGTGCATTTAAATCATTAGGGTCTCTTTTTAATTTTTTCTCAGCAATAGAAATAGCCTGGTCTACTCTTTCATTGTATTGAACGATTCGTTGTCTGTTCATATATCTTGCAGTCTCAATTGCCGAAGATATTTCAGCTGGTGACATTTCGTCAAACTTACCATCAGCCGCTCTTTGTAGTAAGTCTTGTTCTTTATCAGAAGGCATACCTTTTAACAATGCACCGGCATCTAACTGTGCTTTAGCAAATGTTTGGATAATTTGCCTTGTGTTACCAAGTCTCTCATCAAGTGTTTCACCACCAGCACCAAACTGATCAGCCAATCTTGCAATATACATTTTAGTATCTGTTCCTATGCCACCACCAATAAATTCACCACTTTTCACAATATCAGCTAATTTATTGTATTTGCCTAATTGAATTTTTGATGTTTCAGCATTTTTTCTTAAGTCGCCTTCTTGAATTTGATTAATTAATTTTTCAGTAACACCTGAGAATGCTTTTTGACTTTGATCTCTAGCGTCAACTTTAACATCAACCGTTGTGCCTTTTTTCTCAAACAAACGACCCAAAGCATCACGTCTCATAACTTCAGGTTCTGATAAGTCATTACGAGACATCAAGCCAACGTATTCAGATTTTAATTCTGCTTCTGTTGGAGCCTTTGGAGTTTGTAAAGCATAATCTTGCTTATATTTTTCTTCTAATACTTTGTCTTGGACTGAAGTTGGTAAAAGACTCAACCCTTTAAATTTAGGATCAGATGCTTCTAATTGAGCAATATTAGCAGAACGAGTTTCTTTTGCTTTATTAGCGTCAGCTAATTCTTTAAATTTAATGTCATTAGTAACGCCACCGGCTAATGTGTTAAAAGGTGTTTTAGCAGATTCCATACCCATCATATAAGCTTTGCCTAAATAAGGAGCAGCACTCCCGGCACCTAAATTTTTAGGTTGTGCAAGATAAGCGGCACCTGTGGTTAATAGTCCACTTACCAAAGAATCACGCTTTGCCTGGTCAATATCTGTTTGACTTAACAAATTGCCGTATTCAGGGGTTGTTAATTTTTCAAGATATTTTGGGGTTCGGACACCAAAGATATTGATGTCTTTAAATAAATCAGAGAATGCCATTTTTAGTCCTTATTAAAAAAACTTAGGTTTATTACCACTTCTTATTGGATTGATTACAAGTAAATTGCCTGTCGAGGGGCTAACCTGACGCTTTTGAATTGGTGGCAAGTTTGGTGTGGAAACTAATGGTCGCTCATCTTGTGGCACCATTAAGCCCTGGGCAGCTGCCATTCCGTAGTCCATCATTTTATCCTCGTCCATAACTTCAAAAATACTCTTAGGTCTTTCGTCTATAACTCCACCACCTGTTAATGAAGGCAATTTGTCTGTGTCTGTTGGCATATATCCACCACCTGTTTCACCTGAATATCCACCAGCTAATTGTGGGTCAATAGATTCTGTAACAGCCTCCGGGTTAAAGTTTGGATATTTGCCGGGTGCAGTTCCGACATTTCCAATAGAAGAATCAATAGCACCAACTCCCATACTACTAGGATCAGCCACTACATTATTCATTCCGATATTTGCCGGGTCTAATATGGTGTCGCCACCTAATAATGTTGAATAACCACCATCTGTTATAGGTTTTGATGTTGATAATCCAGCTGCTGAAGCACCCCCTGTGGCAGCCGAACTAGCTCCACCGGCAGCAGCATATCCACCTGAGCCTAAAGATGGCGTCACGGCTCCCGTAGCCCCCTGTATGCCCAAGTCTGATAGACCTGAACCAAGGTTAAACAGTCCACCTTCTGTAAATCCTGAACCAAAGCCTTCTGCTCCACCAAATGCACCACCTGATAGACCACCTAACGCAGCACCTTTTAATGGGTCGCCACCTGTAGCTAAGGCTCCAACGGCACCAATTCCGGCACCAATTAGAACGGGAGCACCCATTATTTACCTCCACCTGATGATGTAGTTTGTGTAACTTGACCTGTCGGTGCACCGTATGCAGCCGATAAGTAAGATGATAGTTTAGTGTAAGGTTTGTTTTCCTCAAACTCGTATCTAGCAATATCTGCTTCTAATGCTCTTTGCTGGTAGTCCTCTGCTGACTGCCCGACGTTCATTAATTGCTGAATATCTGCATAATCTGCCTGGGCTAAAGACGGAGCAGCGTTAATTGCAGCTTGCTGTGCAGCACGTTCAGCCCCGTAGTTTTGGAACATTAGACGTCCACTTTCCTGGGATAATGCATTAGCTAAATTTTGCTGTGCTCTACCCTCTTGGTCAAACATAGCAGCTGAACCATATCTTCCAGCTTGTGCAGCACCACTTCTAGTGTTTTGCAATGCATCATAGTATTTTTGACTAGCAACATTTGCTGCCCCGGACATTGCCTGTGCTAAATAAGGGTTATTACCCAAATATTGACCTTGTATTGTATTCTGAAGTTGGTTTTGAGCAGCCGGCAATAATGGGTTACCAGCCAATGCTCTTTGTTGTGCAGCCATCAATCCAGCTTGTGTTTGTGAAGATGGGCTAACATAAGTTTGACCCGGATAATAGTTTGGAGTGTCTGTTTGGTAAAGTGCTTTTGCTTCCTCTAATCCGTACTTTACAAAGGGACGAACTGTAGGATCCAATTGCTGTGTAGTTTCAGACGAGCCGCCACCTCCACCACCACCTTTAAACAATTGTCTACCCATTTTGCCATTGTCGATAGATTGGTTTCCATCTAATTCAGGAAAGTAATCATAAATCATAATTTATACTCCATTAATGTATATTTAGGTTGCATACCCCATTTAATTCGCCATAATCTGACGATGCCGGGCAACTTAGTGGATCCTTGAACTTTGGTTCCACCATTGTTTTTTACCCATGTTAAAAATTGATTCCAACATTTTTTGTTTGTTATACCACCAATATAAGTGATATAAGCCACACGGTCATTTGGATACATGACCCATTGAATCGTAAAAGCACACTCGCATTTATCATCTTCAGTCATAACTAAAAGCAGCGTTGAATTGCCTTGAGATACAAACTGTCTTAGCTGATCTACAGTAAATTCACCGTTTCCTACTTCTAATGCTTTTGATAAATGTGGTTCAGCAAGATGCCAAAATTGATGGACATGAGTTGTCGGGACTATAAATAGATTGCTCTCCATTACCCGATTATAACATAAGCATATTTCACGTCACTAGTATCGTTTGCAAAATGACTAACAGTTGCCGTGCCATTTGTTTGTGCAGATACATAAACATTATCCATGCTATATGGTGCTATATATGTAATATTTATTTGTGCAGATGGTATAGAAGGTCTTGTATAAGGTGTTGTTGATGCAGCATAATGCTCTAAAGAAACATTAGAAGAAGATGTTGCTCCAGCTATTTCAATATAATCACCAGCGTTTAAATCTAATACATGACTTGCTGTCCCAGTTAAATGAGATGGATCACCATTTGATTTTCTAGCTGGTAAACCAAATCTCTTGCCTGAGTCAGTAATATCACTGCCATTGACTCTAAACCATACATCAGCATATTCTGCATCGTTATTAGCGTTTGCTAATTGCAAAGAAAATAATGTTTTATATATGCCGTCGTTTCTAACATATATTCTTGATGTATTGACTCCATCTAAATACATTCCATTTAATTCATGTTCTGTAGTCCAATCTACAACTGCCGTATTACCAACACTAGGTGCTAACTGATCAGTATTTTTAGTAAATTCACCGTATGGGGCTGTTCTGTTTTCTGCTAAATCACTAAACGGTAATAACAGTATTTTAGAATCAATACTAATACGTTCGTCGTTTATAGTTGTAGTATTTGTCCAGCCGGTAGATAAATTAAATGTCCCGGTGTTGTTTAACTTACCATTTAATATTGTATTGGTAATTTCAGCAATTTCACGAGTTGTAGCAAATTCAGGTTGTAATCGTCTGAACTGCATTATCTAATTCCTCCGGGCTTCATTTCAATATCAATTGAAACAGCATTTTTCCAGTTGCCTGTTGGCTTTACTTTTATTCGGTGATATCTGCCACGACTTCTAACAGCCGCTCTTCCTTCGCTTGATGTAGTTGACTTAACATCAAATATAATAGGATCACTAAGTTCTTTGCGAGAAGCAATCTCAATATCAGCAGAGCCTTCATCAATTTGTGGTCTAACAAGCATAATAAAAGAACTGTATCCATCTTCGATATCAGGAGTAATTAATTCAGAATCATAATTTGATCCTGTAAATGTTACAATTTTTTTATCTTTAAACCCGGCAAATAAGAATTTACCACCAATCCATAAACGATCATCCAAAGAAGCCGGTAAAGTATCTATATTTGTATATCCAAGATTAGTTTCTAATGATTCTAATGTTTCACCTGTTGTTGTTACAGAACTACCAATTCCATTTGTATCAGTTGTGGCACGTGACCATTTACTTAATTGCCAATTATAAATCAAAATAGAACGACCACCACCAACGTTAGCATAATTCCATACTACTAATTTTCTAATAGGGTCAACAGAAGCTGACATTGTGTCAATATCTGTTAATAATGCATCGTTAAAGAAAAAACGATCAACCTTTTCAGTTCCTATTCCGGTAACTGCGTTGCCATCACACATATAAAAACCGTCATCAGATAAAAAGAATGTTAAGTTGCCGTATTGAGTAGCAGAATTGCCTTCTAAACAACCTAAACCTCTTGATATAACGTCAAATTGCCAAAATAACGGTGATCCTATATATGAAGCCCTTACAATTGATTTCTCAAGAAGTATTAATGCAAACTCGCCACCACTCAAGGCTTGAATATTTCCACCATCAGGAATAAATTGTGAATCAGCCTGGCTTGTTGATCCGGGTAGCCAATAATTTTCCTGGTTGATATCAGACCATTGAACTTTGTTAGGTTCTAATCCAGCATTAATATTTGCAGCAAATACAAAGTCCCGGACAACTGTTACATATTTTGCAATAGGTGCATTAGTGTCCAGGTCGCTAAAAGCTGAATCAGCACCAATTGTCCATTTTTGTAATTTAGATTGACCATTTGCAGCTATAACTGTTTTTCCAAATTGAGTGAATTTCCATTCTTTGCCGCTATATCCACCAGCTTTTGAAACATCATCTAAACTAAGGTCAGTAGCATTTAATTTATGTATTGCTCCGTCAGTTCCACAAAATATAACAACCTCTGCACCATATTTACCACCAAAAACAGTGTTTAAATCATAAGTGCCTGTGGCATCACCTGAAAAATTAACAGAATTTGGAAACGGAGCATAGCCAACTGAAGTAGGGTAAACATTTTTAGCGTCTACCAAAACACCAGCTACTGCTGGTTGATCCGGGAGCCACTCAGAAAAAGCAAATCTTGTATTAGCCATAAAATACCTTGTAAAATTTCTTTATTTCAATAGGGTCAAGAACATATGTGCAAAATGTTTTTTTACCAATATTTATTGTTTTTAATAAACGATGACGACCGTCAATCATTCTGTATTGTTTATTGTGTGGATTATGCATGCCATTTACAACGATTCCAGGAAAGTTAATATTTGCCAATATATACCTTGAATCTTCCTGGTCTATACAATCTAAAGGTTTATGAGATATTTCATTAATATCTATTTCTTTTGATTTTATATTTTTAAAATTTATATATTGTATAACTTCGCAGCAATCAATCATCATGTCAGGAGAGCCCGGAATTTTCCACTCGCCTGTCATAATATGCTTCATTTTTTATTTAATCTAAATCCAAAACTTATTCTATCAGCATTTTCTGATCTAACGCAGTGCCACATTCTGCTTGGTTCTTCAGGAATATCAAACTCCCTGAATGTTGGTGCATCAACATTGTCCGGATCTTCTTGCACTTTGCTATCAGAATCTAAATACCTAAAAGAAGAGTTGCCGTTGCTATATGTGATATAAACTCTTTTACCCGGAGCATTTGAATTGGTATGCCAGGACATATATCCTGTGGGTGGGTAATAATAATACCCGGAGTCTGCTATATCATAATCAGGATATATTTCTCTTAATATATGCTGAAATTTATTAGCTACATGACCCCCGAAATCAACATAATAGTTAAATGGAGAGATAGGTATATCATTTTTAATCCTTTGTAAAAAATCGGGGCTTGTAAAACTATCCCAATCTTGATTTTCAACTAATCCTACTAATTTTGCATTATATTTTACTTCTTGCAGAACCTTTCTGCAGATATCGTTTATCTCATCTACGTAAGGCTCAAAATCTTCGTTTATATTTCTCTTCATAATCTACCATTAAAGCTTGTGGATAAACTCTTGAGACTTCTACGGCTGTATTACATTGAGAATAGTCTAAATCTTCAGGCATATTACGTAATGCTTGTTTGTCATTCTCAATCTCAGTAACCAAGCCTTCATTCTTTTGTGCTAATGCTCTAGTTTGTAAGCTATCTAAAACTTTAAAAGCATTTGCTCTTATTTCTTTATGTAAATTAACATAATGTGTTTTTAGTAAATCCATATCAAACACAATGTCACTAGGGTTTGATGGGTTATCAAATTTACATTTATCTATATGAACATGCTTTGCATATTCTTCAGCTTTCATTTCATGTGCTTCTTTATGATCTTTAATTAATACTGCAGCTTCGTTAGGAATAATTCCTTCTGCTTTTATTTGATCTAAAGATTTTTCAGTAACCATAAAAACAATTTTATCACTGCCTACAGGCTGATTCCAATATATATTTTTTTTCATAATTTACCTTACTTGAATATAGCTAGTGTAACATAACTTGGGTCAACTGAATTGATCCCAAACATTTGAGTAGCATTACCATCACCGTCAGCAGCAGAGAATACAATATAGTTGTTCACTACTCTTGTAGCACTTAATGTAAAGCTATCCACAGCCCTGGCACTAACATGAGCATTAAATATTTGCATTGTGTTATCAGCAGTTGTAACACCTGAATTAGATTGACTTAATACACCACGATCTACATTACCAACAACGACACAGTAATTATCTGATCCATCTTGAATTGAAGCATCTAAAGTAATTGTGTAATTTCCTGTTCCTACTTTTGTTAATGAGCAGTTTGCAGATTTAATAACAGTGCCTGC